CAAATCATTAGCTTTATTTTATCAGATGGTAGGACGCGGAGTAAGACCAGCCCCAAATAAAGAAAAATGTGATGTTTTTGATTTATGTGGAAATTGGGGAACTTTCGGTAATTTGATGACTTACGAAATAGAGGGTGAAGGAGCGCAAACAGGGCTAAAAAATAGTGATGGCTGGCTGATTAAGCCTTTTATCAAACAAGCTTTCAAGGGTGGAGAATGGGAAATCCCATTTGGCAAATACAAAGGAAGCCCAATCAACCAAGTGCCTAGCGATTACTTGCAATACTGCTTAGATAATTTCGAGAATTTCTTTTATAAAGAGCAATTTGAAAAAGCTTTAAATTTAAGAAAAAATAGTTTGACAATTCTGATAAAATAAAACTTAAAATTATTAACAATGACTAAAGAAATTAGAGATAGCTTTATAATGTATCGCAGTTTTATTGAAGCGGCTAGGGATTTACCGAAAGATCAAAGGGTTGATTTATACGATGCAATTTTTGACTTAGCTTTGGATAGTGCAGAAAACAAGTTAAGTGGTTTATCAGCGACAATTTTTAAAGTTATAAAACCAAATATTTTAGCTAACACAAAAAGGTATAAAGATGGGAAAAAAGGTGGAAGAAAGTCAACAAAAAAAACCACTGGTTCTTTAGAAAATGAAACCACTGGTTCTTTAGAAAATGAAACCACTGGTTCTGAAAATAAAAAACCAGTGGGGGGTGAAGAAAAAGAACCTAATAAGGATAATAATTATAATAAGAATGAAAAATCAGAAATAATAATTCCAAATTTTGTCGACCAAATTTTGTTTGATGAATTTTTGCAACAAAGAAAAAAAGATAAAAACCCAATTGAGGGTTTGGCATTAAAATTAACTTTGGAAGATTTGGCAAAATGGGAAACTGAGAAAATTGGGAATGCAAACTTGGCAATCAGAAACGCAATCAAAGGGGGATGGAAGAGTTTAATAAAACCATCTTCTGAAAATAAAAACTTTGAAAATCAAAAATCTGATTACCAAAAATGGAAGGAGTCAAATGGAAGATAATATTTTTAACATCGAGGCTGAACAGGCTATCCTCGGAACGATTATTCTAAACAATGAATATCTAAAAAGAGTCGAAGACATACTTGAATCAAAACATTTTTACGAAACAGCTCATCAAGCTATTTATGATAGAATACTTTCTTTCAAAAAAGATAATATCTGTGGCAATCAAGTTACATTAAAAGTTTTTTGCAATTCAGAACCTTTGGTAAAAGCAGTTGGTGGAGCATCTTATCTCTCTGAACTTTTGGGCTCAGCGTCAGCAATTATTGACATAAGAGATTATGCTAATCTAGTAGTAGATTATTGGAAGCAAAGAGATTTGCTGGATGCCGTCCAAGTAACCAAAGGAAAATCATATCAAGAAATCAGCACTGAAATCAAGAAAAGACTTGATGAGCATGAGTTAAACAATGAGTCCGACCTAAGAACTATTCACGACGTATCTTTGCAAATGCTTGAAGAAGAACAAGAGGTTTTGACTTTTGGCATTTTTTCGCTTGATAGATTTTTAGGGGGAATTGATGCGGGTAATTTGATAATTCTAGCTGGAAGGCCTTCAATGGGGAAGACGACTTATAGTGTAAATTTAGCCATGGCGGCTTCTCTGAAATATATCACTATTTTCTTTACTTTTGAGGTCAAAGATAAAGCGATTGCCCGAAAAGTTGTGGGTAATTTGAGATCATATACTGCAAGCCAGCTAAAGCAGCAAAGGCTCAACAAAGATGAAATTCAGAATGTTTTTAATGATGGTTTTTTTCGAGATACCAAATTGTTACTTAGTGATAAACCAAGACAAACAACATCTAAAATTAGGTCAAAAATAATAAAAGCGGTTAAAAAGGGCTTAAAGATGGTTTTTATAGATTATCTTGGAATGATACCTTGCGACAAAAAAACATGGTCTAAAGCTAACGAGGTTGAAATTGTGGTCAACGAACTGAAGGCAATGGCTCTTGAATTTAACATTGCGATAATTCTTTTGTGTCAACTTAATCGGAGCCTTGAAGGCAGAGCTAGCCATAAGCCAGTTTTATCGGACCTGAGAGATTCTGGTGCGATTGAACAAACGGCAGATATTGTTATGTTTATTCATCGAGAAGAATATTACTTATCAAAAGCCAAGCCATTTAAGAGAGATGAAATTCAGGAGTGGGAAAGAGATATGGCAGAAGTAAGAGGTAAATCTCAAATCATTGTCGCTAAAAATAGGGACGGCGAAACTGGTGAAGTAGAGATGCTTTTTGACGGCAAATTTAGTAGATTCACCGAGATTGATAATAATAATTTTTAAGGGAGAAATAAATGATGCACATTAAAGACATCCTAATTGCACAATCAAAAGAAAACGCAACTAAGAGAAAGTTCTATACTAACAACATGGACATCTTCTTAAAATACTTTGACAGCAAAGAGCAATACAAAGCTTTGATACTAACTGGGAATTTTAGGAAAATTGATGAAATTATTAAATCGAATAAGGAGTAAGAAATGCCTAATTCTAAATTTGTTGAAAAATGCAAGAACTGCGGCAATAAAATATTATATAGCTTAAAATTTAACAGCGGTGATCCGAAATATTATCCCGATAAATTCCAGTGCGTGAATGAAAAAAAGCATCAAATAAAATCAAAAAATGAGGCAATTAAATCATGGGTCAAATTATAAGCACTAAAGCAAATATGAAAACCAGAATCTTAGAAATGATTAATTGGCTTATCAACTTCGACCAATTGCTTCTAAATGAAACACTATCAAAAGATTTTCTTGACAAGGAAAATGCAGAACTACTCCGCAAAAATATCAATTCTTTGAAAGACATTTTTTCCGAATCCGATCAAATTATTTTTGATGAATTATCTGACGAAATAAAGATCTGCAAAGAGATTGGAAGCAAGCTAGGCCTATCTCTAAAGGATATTTAAAAAATATTAAAATAATTGGTTGCATATTAAGAAAGTAACGTTTACCATACGTTGGCAATATTAACTAAATTAAAAAATATGAAATTAACTCCAGATAAAAAAGATTATTTACAAGACATTCAAAGCATGGTCGATAATTCAAAAGGCGATTTATCGGCAGAAGACTTTATTGAGCTTGCAAATGAAGCCATTGAGATTTTACAAAAAAAGATTGAGTTGGTTGAAGAAAGCCAAAAAGTTGAGGAACTAGTGGATAGTTTTGGTGGTGCTGATTGCACTTTAAGACAATTGAAGGGGGAATAATGTCAAATATGAGCTATTGCCGTTTCGAGAACACTTACGGCGATTTAAGTGATTGCGTTGATGCTTTAGAAGAAAGCGGATTAGAAGACCTATCTGATCGTGAAAAAAAATTTGCAGAAAAAATTAAAGATTTGTGCAAAGAATATTTAGAATTAACTGAAACTCAGGAGGAAAATGCCGAAATTTAAAGTGTGCGTCATTAAGATTGAAGAATACTTCGAGATATTAGAAGTTGAAGCTGAGAATGATTTGGAAGCCAAGAGAAACGCTATTATGCAGGTAAAAGATGATAATAGTGAATTTTGTTGGGTTGAATCAGAAAGACCGAGATTCAAGGCTGAGGTGGTTCATGGATGAATTTAACTGGGAAGAATATTATTACTATTACGCAAGTCAAAATAACAAATAAACGAGGAAATAAAAATGAGTTTAATCAAAAAACCAAACGAATTAACACAAACTAAAATTAAACTAAAGGGTCTTGTGTATGGTCAGCCCGGAGTTGGCAAAACAAGTTTGGCACTATCTGCACCAAAACCACTTTTAATTGATTTTGACAATGGTTTGAGACGTGTTGCCAAGCAATATCAGACCGACAGCGTTCAAATTGAAAGCTACCAAAACTTATTGGATATTTTAACCAAAGAAAATATTTCTGACTACGAAACTATTGTGATTGATACACTTGGCAAAATGATTGACAGAATTGGTGACTGGTTAGCTGCTTCTAATCCAAAAGTAAAGCAAGCTGATGGTCAGCTTTCAATGAAAGGATGGGGAAATGTTAAAGGTGAATTTCAAAGACTTTTGAAACTTTTGGAAAGCAAAAATAAATCAGCAATTTTTATCGCTCACGAGAAAGAGGAAAAAGTTGGTGATGATGTTATGAAACGCCCCGATGTCGCTGGCTCTTCTGGCAAAGATATTGTGAAAGAACTTGATTTTATGGGCTATATGTCAATCAAAAACGGCAAAAGAACAATCGACCTTGCGCCAAATGAAGCTTATTACGCTAAAAACTCACTTGGTCTTGATTCATTCTTAGAATATAAGCCCCTTGCTGGCATTAATAACTTCCTTTCAGAAGCTATTTTTGACGCTTATCAAGAAAAACTTAAAAAAGATGAAGAGTTGGCAAAAGACTACGATGTTTTAATTGAAGAGTTAAAAATCAAAATTGCTAACATCAAAGACTTGGAGCAATTAAACAGCTATTACTCCGTAATTTACAACAAACATGACAAACTTTGGTCTTCTTACCAAATGGAAGCGGCTTTCTTAAAAGCTAAAGTTGAAGAACTTGGTTGTGAGTTTGATGCTAAGGCTAAGGAGTTTAAGGTTATGGGTAAAAAAGAGGAGGTAAAAGATGAGAAATAACGCACAAGAACAAATTAAATTTGTCAGAGGTAGTATGAAATTGTTAGTAGTTCTATTTACAGATGAGTCTTGCTCTAAAATGTTGCTCGAGAATTTGACGCATGAAAAATTTAATTATTATTTAACGGCTAATAATAAATTTATTGGTGTTAGCGAAGATGATGTGGTTGAGGAATTAAATATGAAGTTAGAACAAGCAATCGAAATACAAAGCCCAGTAGATGGAATGTTAAAGAATATTGATGGAATTATTACATTGGGGATTGCCTTATGACTAGATACTTACTGACGCCTTCACTTTTAAATTCGTACGCCTACTACATCCAAGACGAATGGAAAAGCCCTGCGGATAGCAGGGCTGATTTCCTTAAAACTTTGAGTAGAGAAAAGTTTGAGCCAAATGAGGCTATGCAGAAGGGGATTGATTTCGAGGATGCGATAAATTTCTATTCGCAAGATCGTTCTCATCTTAGCGAAGAAACTTGTAAATTACCTTGCTCGAACACAATTTTTGATTTAGCTAATATTGTAAAAGGCGGATTCTGGCAACAATCAGTCAAAAAAGAAATCAAAGTTGGCAACCAAGAGTTCCTACTTTATGGACGGACTGATGTCATCAAGCGAGACACTATTTACGACATCAAGTTTACTGGCAATTACGAGTTAGGCAAATTTTTAGACTCAAGCCAGCACTTGATTTATCTTTATTGCTCTGACCTACCAAACTTCTCTTACCTCATCTCTGACGGCAAGGAATGGTGGAAAGAGGACTACCAAAATCACGAAGGAGTTGAAGACCAGATCAAAAGCAAGATTGCTGATTTTATGAGTTATCTTGAGAATGATCCAGAGGCTAAAGAAATGTTTTTTAACAAATGGGGGAGTAAATGAAAGCAAAAGAACTAATAGCAAAGCTACAAGAGTTTGATGGCGAGTTAGAAATCGTTATCGAAACTTGTTGTGAAAAGCAATATGCAGATAATGTCAGATCGGATAAAACCGAATTGATTATCTCAGCGTAGAACACCACCAAAAACCCAAATTATTAACAATTAAAAACTAAAAATATGAACATCAATGATTTAATACTCGGACAAGCAAAAGAATTAGTAAATTTATTCGGAGGAGGGGCTGAATCTAACAAGTCACATCCTTTCGAAATCGGTAAGAATTATTTCATTCGTACAGTCACAATGACACATGTTGGAAAACTTGAAGCTGTTTACGATGATACTTTTGTTCTATCCAATGCAAGCTGGGTGGCTGATTGTGGAAGATTAAGCGATGCTATGCAATCTGGCTTAGAAGCAATTTCAGCTTCTGAAATCGAACCTTTTGTAAATAATCTTATTGTTGGGCGGGGAGCTTTAATTGATATGACTATTTACAATTTTGCTTTACCAACTAAGCAAAAATAATTCTATGAATCAGGCAATTTTATTTTCAGGGTGGTCTGGGTCTAGGTCTAGGTCTTGGTCTTGGTTTGGGTCTAGGTCTAGGTCTAGGTCTGGGTCTAGGTCTAGGTCTAGGTCTTGGTCTGGGTCTTGGTCTAGGTCTTGGTCTGGGTCTGGGTCTGGGTCTTGGTCTGGGTCTAGGTCTTGGTCTGGGTCTAGGTCTAGGTCTTGGTCTGGGTCTTGGTCTTGGTCTAGGTCTTGGTCTGGGTCTTGGTCTGGGTCTGGGTCTGGGTCTGGGTCTGGGTCTTGGTCTTGGTCTAGGTCTTGGTCTGGGTCTGGGTCTGGGTCTTGGTCTGTGTCTATGTCTAGGTCTGGGTTTTAAATTATGAAAACCACCCTAAACTTCTCCAAATCTCAAACTCCCCTGCAAATTCACAACGAGCTAAGCAGGGTGAGTTACGATTACATACAATTGATTAAAATAAGAGGCAAACAATGAAAGTAAAAGAACTAATAGAGCAACTAAACCAATTAGCTAAAGAAAGACCAGAGACTTTGGAGATGAATATCACTTTAGACCAAACAATTGACTATGAAGGAGCCGCCGACATGTCAAAGATTACCATTGAGAAAGGATGGGCTGACATAGAAATTATCATTTTTGGGTAAATATGAGAAATTCAGATAAAGAGGCGATACTTATTGTAATTTTTGTCTTGACGGCGTTTAGCGTGCTTTGCTTAGGTTTTTGGCATAGTAATTTGAGATCTGACGCACCACATCATAAAAAAGAGGAAATAAAATGAAAATCCCTTTCCTACAATCCAACAAGCCAAACTGGTCTAAATTGCAGGTCGAGCTTTCTGACGCAATTATGAAATATCTTGCTGGTGGGAAGGATTTTGAAGTTAGCTTCGATCTAATCAAAGAAAGTAAAACAAATAAGCAATTGCGCGGGATTTATCGTTTAATTCGTTTATTTGCTTTGCGGCTAATCGAGAAGCAAGGGAATTTCATTACCGATAAGACAGCTAAGGAGCTTTTTAAATATCAATTTGGAATAACCAGATTAGCTAATTATGACGAGGCTTTCAGAGAGGCTTTGAAAACGAGAAGGGAGAAAGAACTTTTAGGGCAGAAAATGCTTTTGAAGGACTTTAACTTTCTTGTCGAGAAGCTTCAGCAAACTTTTGAAGTCCCTAAATCTTTTACTCTTTTGACTAAAGAGGAGGGGGTGGAGCTTCTAAACAAAGTGCAAGAAGAGTTTGTGATAAATAGAGGCTGGCATGAGATGGTTCTTTTGCCAGATGAGGAAAGAGCTTTTAATGAATTTTTTAAAATAAAGGAGAGATAAATGGGTTATAAATTAAAGCCAAAAAAATTACAAATAGGTAAAAATTATTTTCTAGTTGATTATGAAAATGATATAATAGTTGAAGGGATGTTTTTTAATCACGATCTTTATAATGGGAATGAAAGTTATGATTTTATGCACTCAATCACTATTGATGCCGATGGCGTAAAAGTAGATGACAAAAAAATTTATCTAATTTTAAAAGATGGCGTTTTAAAAGAAAATGTTGGTGATCAATTCGTTAGTGCTTGGGTAGAAAATCCAATATTTTCGACTAGAGAAGAAGCAGAAACTAAGAAAAAGAAATACATTTTGGCTTCATTGAAAGCAGTTAGAAAATTGATCTTGGAAGAGCTAAAAGAAAACACCAATCAAATAAAAAAAATAATTAAGGAGTAAAAAATGATAGTAAGCGAACTAATAAAAGAACTGCAAGAATTTGATGGGGAAATGGAAGTTTTGACAACTAGATCTTGTGGGTCGGAGACATTATATGAATGTCATAGGATTGAAGGAGTTAGAGAGACAGAGGTTGAAAGAAAATTTAATGAAGATGAAGAAGGATATGTTGAAGATACTGATGTATGCGAAGTTAAAGGTAAAACAACCTATGCTGTTATTTTACATGGTTTTGGTTGCCAAAAACAAAGAACCAAAAAATTAAAAAAATTTAAAAGAAAATAAAAAATGGATTACACACAAAAACCAAGACTAACAATCTTTACCAACAAATACGCAGGATCACCAATCAAAAGAAAAGACGGAACTTTTGTGACTGACTCAAAAGGAAATCCCATCAAGCAAGGTAATTTTAATGGCAAAATCAATTTGCCAGAAGGATTGCCCGCTGGTGATTATGAAGTTTCGATTTACAAAGCAATTTCTAAAACTGGCGATGAATACATGTCAGGAACGATCAAAAAGGCCTATGTAAAACAAGATAAGCCTATTGATGCACATTCTCAAGACAAAGGGAATGCTTATGCGCCCGAGTCTGATTATAATGAAGATTCAGATGACGGATTTCCTCCATTTTAAAATAACAAGGAAGAGTAGTTCAGTTGGTTAGAACAAGGCTCTCATAAAGCCTATGTCGCTGGTTCAAATCCAGCCTCTTCCACCAAATTAAAATAACATGAGTAATATTTTCTTTATCGCCGATTTACATTTCGGCCACAAAAAAATTATAAAATTTGAAAAAGACCATCGTCCCTTCGCGACTATTGAAGAGCATGATGAAGAGCTTGTGCGCCGATGGAATGAGAGAGTTTCCAAGAAAGATTCCGTCTGGGTTTTAGGTGATTTTTGTTTCGGAAAACAAAGCTTAGAAATTGCAGGAAGATTAAACGGTACAAAGCGTTTAGTTATGGGAAACCACGATCTTTACCCAGCGGCTGATTATCTAAAATATTTTACACAAGTTTGTGGAGTTGTGGAATTTAAAGGCATGATTTTGAACCATATTCCAGTTCACGACAGCCAGTTCCCGCGCTATTCTCATAATATTCACGGACATCTTCATTCAAAAAAAGTAATGAAGAACAATACAGTCATATTTCAGACAACATTTATTCAAGGACTGAGAGGAAGCGCCAAAGAAACTTTTGATATTCCTCAGATTATAGATTCGCGCTACATCAATGTTTCAGCAGAGCAGATTGATTTGACGCCAATTGCGCTTGAAGAACTAGCAATTTTATCTAATAAAATAAATTAAACATGAAAAAAGAAATAACAGAAATTTACAAAGACAGCCTCGGCCAGAAAATCACAGTCATCTTTCTTTCATCTAATGTTAGAATTAAGATTGAAGGAAAAAGGGTCGAGGAAATAATAACAAAACAGTCTTTTGAATCGAGACGTAAAAAATGGGAGCAGATAGGATGAACAAAGCACTGAAAGACTGGCAGAAAGCAACTAATAAACTTGCTCAAGAATTCTGCGATAAATACTTCGATGAGACCAAAGATTGGCGTTGGATAGGAGAGGATATTGGAGGAGTTCTTGAGGTTGCCGATTATTATTTCGGACTTGGTAGGATTGTGGATGCTTTAGAAATAAACTGCTCCTACGAGCTTCTAATCCAGTTCTATGATTATGAATTGGACTGTTATCGTGATGAATCGTTGCCGAAATACAATTTCAAAACTTGGGTAAGATATTTTGCGGGGTTTGCTTATGGCAAGTAAAAAGCAGAAATTTGTTGATTTAAAAGAACTTGACAATTTAGTTTTTAAAGAATGGCGCAACAGGATCAATCTTCTTTTTAATAAAGATATTCCAAAAATTCCAAATACCGCAGATGAGTTAATTATTTATCGAATGGCACAAGTTAACGAAAGTGAAATACAGCAACATTTTCACAAAGAAGCAAATGCTTTGGCATGTGAACTGAAAGCTAAAAATAAATTTAACGAACTTGAATTTGTACAGATAGATAATGGAGACACCGCTGGAGGAAAATTAACTGAAATTCAAAGAATGGTTCTTTACAAAAGGAAAAGAGCCGAAGGAAGCAAAAAAGGCTTTCCCGATATTATGATTCCTCACTATTCCGCAAAACTTAATTATCGCGACGTTGTTTATTGCGAAGTCAAAAAAATTGGCGCACCAAGCGAGATTCATTTAACAGAAGAGCAATTAAGCTGGTTTATAAAACTTAACTCAATGGGCTTTAAATCCTACATCACCAATAATCCGATATTCTTTAAAGAAACCATTTTAAAAGAAATTAAAGATTTCATGTAATAAACTATTGACATCTAAAATGGCCAACGTACAAATAACGTTGTAATCTAATTAATACTAACAATGACTACGGAAAGAAAACAAAATAGAATCACGATTAACATTAAGAGCGAGAAGCTTTACCGAAAAATCATGGCTTATAAGTCTGAAGAGAAAATTAATTTTTCAGAAGTTTTCTGTAAGGCTTTAAAGTTAATGATGAATAAGAAAAGTAATTAAATATTTTCTCGCGTCAGATTGCAGGAATTTTGGGCATCGTATAGGTGTCGCAGTCTGGCGTGAAAAGCTATTTAGCTTAAAGTGGTAATTATTAATTCAGAAAATGGAAATTTTATGACAGAAAAAAATATTATTTGGAAAGAAATTGACGGCGTTAAATGGTGTTACGACGAAAAAAATAATCGCTGCTCGGTTAAATATTGGGGATCGGAAGAAAGAGCTTTGGAAAAATTGCAGAGTTTAAAAGACTGCTCTAACTGCTCTAACTGCTCTGACTGCTCTGACTGCTCTTACTGCTCTTACTGCTCTAACTGCTCTAACTGCTTT